TGCCTTGGAGGCGGAGGACTTCGTCGTCGGTTTCTAGTTCGTTGGTTTTTTGGTTTTTGTTTTTCATGAATTTCTTGCAAAGCGCGCCCTGTCTTCGGGCGTGGCGTTTTCGGAGATGGAAATGGTGCGGCCATTGCGCTCTATGAGGACTTGGCGCGGGGTGGATTTGATGACGCCGACGAGCTCGTCGCGGTTGGCTAATGCGGCGCGCATGTAGGCGACGGGATGCTCGGGGTTCTTCTCGGCAAAGCTGTCGGCTTCGGTAGTCATCCACCGTGAAATCTGCTCGGCTTGCTCGCCGCTCTCGGGGTGCTGGGCTTGAAACCAAAAGACCGTGCTCTCTTGGCCGGATGGGCGAAGGACACGGGTGACGGGTGCAGTCTCGTTTTCAAACTGGAAGCCCATCGCGGTGAGCGCGGCGGCGACCTTGAGGTTCTGCGTGGAAAAAAGTTGGATTATCTCGGACATTTATTTCTGGTGGGGCAACGGCCCCGGCGAGCGCATGGGGAGCGGGCGAGTGGCCCTGCTCCCCTAGTGCGCGGGGTTGGCGACCTAGTCGGTCATGGTCGCGGAGTAGTTCTTCGCGGTGAGGGAGAAGGACTCGAACTGCTCGGCGGCATACTTCGTGTCGACCTTCGTCACGATGGTCGTTCCACCGAGTGATCCGCCGGGGAGCGCAACTGTGAGAGCGCCTCCGACAGACTGGCTGAACGAGCCGGTCTTCATTCCCTCGATGCTGATGTCCTTGACGGGCTCGCCGACGGCTACGGCGACCACTGATCCCTGATCATCCTTAACTTCAGACAGGGATGCGGATTCAGAAATGTTGAAGGATTTAACGATGAGTCCCGAGATGTCGGGCGTGCCATAAGTGGCGGTGGAAACTGCTGCGGAGCGATAGATTGATGCGGCCATGGTGGTGATTGGTGGGTTGAGGTTTCACCAATTCGCCCGTGTCAAATTTCGATGACAGCGAGGCTCAGATCCGCTGTCGTAGTCCACCTTTCGGAGCCGATGGAATCGCCGAATGAATTGAGGTCGGCACCGGCGAGGATGAGGCCCGAGGGGAGGAAGGAGACGAGGCCTGCGATGCTGAGGAGGGAGGCTTTGACTGCACCGGAGATGCCTTGGTGCGCGGAGAGCGAATCTTCGATGACGGCGGGGGTCGAGACGATGAGCTGGGCGCGGACTTTGTAGTGCCGAAGCGCGAGAGTGTCGGTGTTTTCGCAGGATACGAAGACCACGGGCTGGTCGCCGGGGATGATCTCGGGACTTTGTCCGGTCAAGATAGTGAGGTCGGCAAGGTCGGGATCGGCAAGAAGCCAATCGCGGATGGCGAGTTCAAGGGCGGAGTTCATAATGACGAGCCGGGCGCGATGGTGGCGACGTATTCGCCGGGGGTGCTGATGACCTCTTTGAGGCTTTGGACGGTGTAGGATTTCCCGCCGATAAGGATCTGCTCGCCACGGCGCGGCGGGGTGCTCAGGGACGTTGCCAAAAAGCGACAAGAAAATTCTCCGCCCTGGCGAAGTCCGCCGGTCTCAAGATCGAGGCCGATGGCGATGGGTGAGAGCACGACGCGGATGGGCTGGCTGCGGAAGGTGGCCGTGTGCCCAAGGGCGGAGTTCCGCAGCGCGGAGGCGGTGAGTTGGAATGATCGGATCGCGTCGGGCGACATACCCGTGGCGAGGTGTCAAAAAGAAAAGCCCGGCAGGGAAAGGCTCCTGCCGGGCTTTTTGCGGTGCGGGTGTCGGGGAATTACTTCTTCTTCTTGGGCGACTCTTCCATTTCTTCGACTTCAACAACGGCGCTGTGCTTTGAGGCGTGGCGCTTCAGAGTTTCGTTGAGTGATACGATGATGGTTTCGTCTGCGCTGAACTCACCGCCAACTTGTTTGGCTTTGAAGTCGGTGAGTTGCTTGGCGAGCGGGACGCTCGGCAGGTGCTTGACCTGCCAAGTGTCGCCGTTGCGTGCAAGTGTGATTCCAAGGCGCATGAGGATTAAGCGGAAACGATGCGCTTGAGGGCGGCGGCGTGGCCGAGGGCAAAGCCGTAGTTGACCTCGATGACTGATTTCTCGGTGTCTGTGTCGGGATCGCCCCATGAGCGATACTCGATGGTAAGGCCGGTCTCAGGATCGACTGCCACTTCGTATGCTGTGAGATTGTTGCGAACGCCGGGCGATGGGGCCACTGGCGAGAAGGCAACCAAGATTGCCTCGGGGAGAGCAACCATACCGACGAGGTTCTGCGAGTTGCCGGGGATGAGGTTGGTGCCGATAACGTCAAAGCCAGCGATCTGTGGGAGGCGTCCGTTTTGGATGGCGGATGCGCTGCCGACTGCGGCGGCGTTTTTGATCGAAGCGTCTTTGAGGAGAGCGCCTTCATAAGCGTTGTCGAGGATCATGACGCGGCTGGACTTCGCCCATTTGGCTTGGTCGAGTGCGGTCTTCATCGTGATCAAATCGTCGCTGTCGAAGCTCGAAGCTGCGCCGGTGTGGATCGCTGCGCCGTAGTTGGAGAGCGTGACCACTCCGAGGATGTCGCGAAGGATGTCTTCGGCGAGCTTGCGGCCTTTCAAGAATCCGAGTTGCTCGGGATTGAAGTAAGGTTGGCGAGCGAGTTCGCTCGATGTGAAGGAGAGCGCTTGGTATTTGCGCTTGTTCACCGTGATCTCGCGGCTGTTGATCGCGTTCGAATCGGAGAACGAATACGTTCCGTTGAAGTCGCTCGTCGCGTCTGTGGCGAGAGGGAAGAAGGGAACGGCGATCTTGTCTGTGCCTTGCAGCGGGACGCTGTTGTAGACAGTCGAGAAAGAGTTGAGTGGGAGAAGGGCTTCACGGAGCGCAATGAGTGCGCTGTCGAGAACGACATTCAGTTTGAGTTCGGAGCTGATGGTGGTGGCCATGATGTGTTTTAGGTTGGGTGGGTTGGATTCGGGTTTTCGTGAATTATTGCGGTGTCAAATTTTTAGACGCGATTTCGAGCGCCTTGCGGTTGGCTCGGAAGATGCGGGTCTTCTCTGCGCCGGTGGCGTTTTTCCATTGGTCGTAGATGTTCGCGGCGTTTTCTGTTGGAGCTACAACTGGGACTTCGCGGGCTGCGGAAAGGCCGAGGCTGCGCTCGAGGCGAGCGAGGGCTTCGCGCTCCGTGTTGATCGCGTTGTGCAGGGTCTCGATTTTCGCACTGGCTTCTTTGAGGCAGGCAACGGCTTCGTCACGCTCGGCGATGACGGCGTTGTATTTTGCGAGGATGCTGTCTGCGCCTGCGATCTTAGCTTGTGGCTCTTCGACTGCGGGAGCTTCGGTGACTTCCTCGATAGCTGGGGCGATGACTTCTTGCGCTACGGGTTCGGTTTCCACGACGGGCGCGGGTTCGGTAGCTGGTTGCTCAACTGGAGCGGATTCGCTCACGACGGTTGCCTCTACTTCTGGAGCGGCGGGTGTTTCGATGTTGTCCATAGGTTTTGCTTTAGCGAAGGTGTCAAACCGAGCGCGGAGATTTTCGGGGGTGGCTGTTGCAGCTGCTGCGACCCCTTCTTCGATGGCGTCGGCAAATCCGAGGGCGACGGCGTCCACTGCGTCGAGCCATGTCTCGGCGTCCATCATGGCGGAAATATCGGTTTCGCTCATGCCTGTCTTGCGGACGTAGGCGTTGCGAAGATTGACCTTGAGCATGTCAAGGAGGTCGGCTTCTTTGCGAAGGTCTTCGCTTCCTCCCATGCTGACGGTCCAAGGATTATGGATCATCATGAGTGCGTTGTCGGCGATGTAGACCGGAGCGCCAGCCATGGCGATGACGGAGGCCATCGAGGCGGCGAGCGCGTCGATGTGGACGGTCACCCCTCCTTTGTGACGGCGGAGAGCGTTGTAAATCGCGGTGCCCTCAACAACCGAACCCCCGGGCGAATTAATACGGAGGTGGAGGTGCTGACCGGCGAGCTTGCCGAGGTCTCCGAGGAATTGCTTTGAGCCTGCGCCAAAAGCACCGATTTCGTCATAAAGAGTGATCGTGGTTTCATTGTTGCCGGTGGATTCCATTGCATAAAATTTTGGAGTGGAGGTGGGTGTGGTCATGGTTGTGGGATTGGCGTGTTGGCTGCGTCTTGTGGCATCTGTGCCGCGATGCCTCGGCTAACGGAGTTCGGAAATACTTCGGAGATGTTGAGTCCGAGGGATTCGCATTTGGCTTTGCGGCGGAGGAACGTCTGGATGACATCTTCCTCTTCCTCTTCGGCGCGGAGGCCTTGCATGTTGTAAAAGCGAGTGGGCGAGATGTGGCCCTTGTCGAGTTGTTCGCTGTAGGCGCGGGCGTCGCGGCCCGAGTCAACGGTGATCTTGCGTGGGGCGAGCCATTCGTGACGCCACCAATCATCACCAGGGTAATCCAATCGCCCGGCTTGGATTTCATGCCAGAGCCAATACTTGTAATAAGGGCGGCAAAACTGATCGATGACCATTTGCTGGAGTCGCTCTAGGAAATTCTGCGTGACCTCGAGCACGGCGCGTTGCTCTGTGCCTCCGAGTCCGACATTGACCAACATGGCTTCGGGTGGGAGGCCGATGGCGAAGGCGACATCTGAGCGGAGCGCACGCATTACAGCTTCGTAAGTCTGGCCGGGTATGTCGTTTTTAAAGGCTTCGAGCTTTTCGCCTGGCTTGAGGCGGGGCAAGAGGATGCCGTTCGGAAGGTCGCTTGTGGAGAGGTCGCCGACTTCGTTGCTGGTAGATTTAAATCCTGACCCAAGTCCGATCTTGGCGACTTCGGAGGAGGTGACCATGTAGCCGATTTGAGATCCCGCTTTGTAGGCTCCCTTGACGAATCCGTTGATCTCGGAAATATCGCGAAGGTTTGCGCATGCGGAGTGGAGCCATGAAACGCCACGGGGTTGACCGTGCCGGCGGATGTGGCGGAAGTGTAGGACTTGATCGGCGAGGACGTCTTGGCCGTCGATGATGTAAGCGGAAGGCGCACCGAATGGGTCGAGGCGCACGCCGTCATGCGTAAACTCGTCTGTGTTTCCAAAGGAGTTAATGCCGCCGATGGCCTCGCCACCAATGAAGCGGACGCGGGATGCGTTCTGTTTTGTCGTGAGAAATTGGGCGAAAAAATCACCATCGATGGCGACTTGTCGAAGGATGAGACTTTGCGCGGTGTAAAAATTCACCTGTGCTCCGGCATCGAATGCCCATGCCTCAGCGCAGTTGCGGTCTTCAAAATACTGATCCACCTTTTTGTTCCACGCGAGATTCGAGGTTTTCGGCTGGACGACGATGCCGGTGCCGATGGCTCTTTGTGCTAGGTGCTCAACGATGTATGTCGCTTGAGGCGCGTTATTGTAGAGCCAGCGAGCGAGGCGCAGAATCTCCATGCGCGAGCTCGGGGTGAGTTCGCGCTTGGGGTCTGTGGTCGGCATCCATATGTAGCCGCGATTCAGCGAGGGTTGAGCAGCTTCAAATGCTGCGGCCTTAGCTTCCGGCTTGCGTGGGCGTCCTGCCCCTGGGCGTAAGCCACCGCGCTTTGATACTTTGATTTCGCTTTGATTTTTCGACACGCCCCAGCGGGCTTGTCAAACGCAGGTGCCGTATCGGCTGCGGTCTGCTATATCAAAAAGCTGACGGCCATTCGGCCCCTCTTTTAAAATCTCTTCGACGGCTTGGAGTAGAAGCCATTTGGGAAAGGAGATCGTGCCGGCGGTTCCTGTGCCGTCTGCTGAAAGCGAGGTGATGACGACTTCCTCTGTTGCGCTGGCGAAGGTTGCAAGCGCGAGGGCTTCAAGCTCCACCGTGGTCTTGGTGCGGCGGAGGAAGGCCTTAACGCCTGTCATTTTGTCGAGGTCGGACATGACCTCGGTGGGATGTCAAAAAGAAAAACCCGCAGTGGTGCGCTTCGTGGAGAGGCGTGGCGGGTGTTGTTGGCTTTGCGGGCGAGTCAAATGCGGTCGGCTATATACTTTCCGCGAGACTGCTGACCTCGCTGGGCAAGGCGCATGGATGCTAGCGCTGCGGGTGTGTTTATGAAGCGCCGCCCCTGATTCAGTTTTTTAAAACATGCCAAGCGATGTGGCAGAGCTTGAGTGCGTCCATGTAGTGATCCTGTGCGACGGATTTCCATATCAGCTCGGTTCCGCTCGCGGTCTTGCGGGGGACGAGTCGCTGGCCTCCGAGGCCTCGGAATAATTCGTTGGT